CTCAGATATCCAGAATAACCAATCCATTGCACCTTCAATTGATGCAACTTTATGAGATAGTATACTGTGCTTATTAAATCATTTGTCTTTTGAGCTAACATCTTATAATTCCGCGTGCAAAACCATACTGTGGTAAAAATGCTTAATGTGAAAAATATAATTCTTGTCATTAAACTATAAGTGGTATCTTTATAGAATTCATTTTCATAATTTTGCAATTCAACACACTTGCATTTATTTTCAACATAATAGCATTTTTTACAAACATTGTTTTGACGTAAAACGTCAATTGAAGCTCCCATTTGATCTTGTTCTTTCTCATGTTTAATACTCTCTTTGCCGAACCAAACTAAGAATTCATCAATATTATCAAACTGGCAAATTTCTCTCAAGATCGCTTGATTATTATCAAGATGGTTTGCCTCAACTTTTTTAACTACAATGTTCCATAAATCTGGATATTGTCCTACAGTAGTGGTTGGTACTTTGCTTGAATCCAACATCTCTCGTGAATCATCTCTTCCATACTCATGTTTAACCGTGAGATTAATAACAAATGGAAATCTACGTTGCACTGCCAATGGGCAACTGAAATAATGTGGAGCATTAATATCCTCTGAGTTAGTTGTTGCTAAGAATAAATTACATCGCATGGGTACATTCCCCTTGTCCTGTAACTCAGCTTGTGGAGTAACATATACAACATTATTTCGTATTTTGATCACTTCCATTACGGAAGGATCTCCATTTGTAGCAATCTCAGGTTTCATGAAAGCTGCATCGTCCAACACGACGCACCAACAATATGTTCTAAAGTTGGACCAATAAGGATCATCACTTTGTCTCGTATATTTAAACTCCGGAGATGTATTCAATCCAAATAATTTTCCGTAGTAACAGAAAAGGATTTCTAGAAAAGTACTCTTACCTGTACTAGATGTAGCATAAACAAGCAGTGACATTGGACACTTACGTGGTTTCATAGCTGCTCTCTTAGTTAATTCATTTCCTCTTACGCGTCTTAATTCTGATACCATTTTGGATAAAGCCAATTTTTTCTTATTATCACCCCTAAAAGTTTTCAAATTATTTTCTCCAATTTCTATTTTTAAATCTAATTCAAAAAGATAATTAAATATGTC